GTTTTAAGGTGCAAAACGATGACTAGAACGCAAAAATTCACCAAGTTAAATGATACTTTTAACATTGCAAATACTGTTGATGTAGATGTAGAGATTGTCAAGTCCGAGCCAGTGGCAAAACCTACAGTCACAGATATTGAAACCGATTATAAGTATTCAAGAGAAAATTACTATAGTATTATAGAAAAGGGTCAAGAGGCTATTCAAAATGCTCTAGAACTCGCTCAAGAACTTGATACAGCCAGAGGCTATGAGGTCGTTGGCCATCTTATTAAGAGTGTTTCAGATGCTGCTGACAAATTGATCAATCTTCAACAAAAGATGAAGGATATTGAAGACATCAGACCTAAAGGCCCATCAAGTGTTACTACAAATAATGTAGTTTTTACCGGAACAACTGCAGAAGCATTAAAGATGATAAAGAAACAATTTAGCGAAGAAACATAAATACTAAAAAGCTCTCTATTATTCAAATTAAATGAAGAAAGATACTGAAGGTTATATGTCCAATGTTGAATTAGAAACTATTGAGAAGAATATTAGACTATTAAAATCCAAAATTAAGTCCAAAGATCAACAAATTCCCGCCTGGATTCAATCCAAAATTACCAGAGCAGCAGATTATACAACCGATGCCGCTCAATATATGAATACTGGTGAACCCATAGAGGAATCCTCCTTTAAAATTAATCCAGAAGAACATAAAAACTCCAAACCCAAGCCAGGTACAAAGGCGGTCAGAAATATTCCAACAAGTAAGCTATCTTCTGTTCCCAATATTAGTAAAGTGACAAAAAATACACCACTTCTACCTAAATTTACTAAAGAGTCAATCGTTGATAAAATATTAAATTCACTATATGAAGAGGATGCAAGCAACCCCGAAGAGAAAGAAACTGACTCAAAACCCGTAAGAAGTGTTCAAAAAATTGCCGAAAAGCATGGAGTTTCTGTTGAAAAAATACAGAACCAGTTGAAGATGGGAACCAAAGTTGAAAAAGAGCATACCAATAATAAAGAAGAAGCCGAAGGAATAGCCCTACAACATCTTGCCGAAAAGCCTGATTATTATAGTAGATTGAAGAAGATGGAGAATACTCAATCAGAATCTACGGCAGTTGCAGATCTTCTAAATGATATTCAGTTTGATTTTATTTCCGAAGTCAAAAAAATGAAAAAGGATCCCTGCTGGGATGGCTATGAAATGATCGGAACCAAGAAAAAGAGTGGTAAAACTGTTCCAAATTGCGTCAAAGAGGCCACGCTGCCCGTTCAAAATGGTCAAGTAATGCAGATTCTTTTCTCGTGGAGAGGAAAGATGATGTCTTCTCAATTATTCTTTCCTCAAGTTAGAGTTCCAAATCGCAGAGAGGTTACAGATGCCCTTCTTAAGGTTTATCCCGATGCAAAGGTATTAAACTACAAATTGGGTAGTCAAAATGTTGGCCAACCTCTAATTCAAGTTCCAAATAAGCAATCAAAAAATTATCTACTCAATAATAAAACAATTGGCGAAGAGACGGATATTATAGATGAAGGATTCTTAGATGGAATTAGAGATAATTTAAACAAGAGGCGAATAGAACGAGAAACCGCGAAAAGAAAAGAGCGCATTGCAAATTCTAGAAAGTCAAAGGAAACTCAACCTAAAGAACCAGAAGAGCCAAAATATAAGCCTTGTCCATGGGAGAATAGTGAAGATAATAAAACTGTAACCAAGCTGAGAAATGATGATAAGTTATTTGATAAAAAACGTAATGGTTTAAGTGAAGAAGGGCCGAGTCTATCTGTAGGTAGAGGCGAAAAGCTTCCAGTATCAAGAGGCGGTGGTTTAACCCAAAAAGGGCGGGACCGTTATAATAGAGAAACCGGATCTAATCTTAAGGCACCTGTAACCGGAGATGTTAAACCTGGAAGTGAGGCCGCAAAACGTCGTAAGAGATTTTGTAGTCGTTCTAGAGGTTGGAACCGTGCGAGGGGAAGAGCAGCAAGACGCCGTTGGAAGTGCTGATAAATAGCTTACAATAATTTCACTTATTATGGCTGAAGAACATTATCTTGGTAATCCGCTCTTAAAGAAAGCAAACACTAGAGTTAATCTCACCGTAGAGCAGTTAGAAGAATTGACTAGATGCTCTTTGGATCCCATTTATTTTGCAAAGAAATATATGAAAATTGTGACCCTTGACCACGGGCTGCAAAATTTCAATATGTATCCTTTTCAAGAGCGGATGCTATCGGCATTTCAAGCTAACAGATTCAATATCGTGTTATGCCCTCGTCAAGTTGGCAAATCTACTGCAGTGGTATCCTTTCTACTTCACTATGCAATTTTTAATGATAACGTAAATATTGCAGTCCTCGCAAATAAAGCAAGCACGGCCAAAGAGCTTCTTGGTAGATTACAGAAAGGTTACGAAAATCTTCCAAAATGGCTCCAACAGGGTGTTATTTCTTGGAATAAAGCATCATTGGAAATAGAAAACGGTTCTAAAATCTTTTCAGCCTCAACTTCGGCATCATCCGTGCGGGGTGGTTCTTATAATATTATCTTTCTTGATGAATTTGCTTTCGTACCTCACCAAGTTGCAGACGAATTTATGAGTTCGGTCTATCCAACTATTACATCTGGTAAAGAATCAAAGGTTATAATAGTTTCAACCCCGGCGGGTATGAATCATTATTATAGAATGTGGGATGACGCAATAAAGCAGGTGAATAATTATATTCCTATGAGAGTTTATTGGCAAGACAAATATGATAACGCATTTAAAGAGGAGACCATTGCAAATATTGGTCAGTCTCGTTGGGACGCAGAATACGAGTGTGCATTTTTAGGCTCATCTGATACACTCATTAGTGGTGCAAAACTATCTAATATGGTTTTAGATCATCCAATACGCAATCAGGAACTTTTGGATGTATATGAAGAACCACAACCAGATAAAATCTATGTAATAACTGTAGATATTGCAGAGGGAATTGAATTAGATTATTCAGCCTTTATTGTTTTTGATGCAACCCAAATACCTTATAGAGTTGTCGCGAAATATAGAAATAATAATATCCCATCTCTGAGATTTCCAGATATTATTGAGCCAATTGCTAGGGCGTATAACAATGCTTATGTATTATGTGAAATCAATAATGATGCACACGTTGCAGACATTTTACACAATGAATATGGGTATCCAAATGTAATTCAGACTAAAACTTTAGGTAGAGGTGGTCAAGTTGCGGGTCAAAATTTCTCAGGCAAAGGAGTCAAGTATGGCATTAAAATGTCAAAGCCAGTTAAAAGTAAAGGTTGCATGAGTCTTAAACAATTCATCGAAGAAGATAAGCTATTAATTAGAGATTCCGATATTTACGGTGAACTTACTACTTTCGTATCGAGATATAATAGCTTTAGTGCAGAAGAAGGTAAAAATGACGACCTTGTAATGTGTTTAGTCCTCTTCTCATGGATTGTCACTCAAGATTATTTCAAAGAAATGACAGAAACTGATATTCGTAAACATATAAGAGAAGAACACGAAAGAGAGATGGAGGAAAATGAGGGCTTACCATTTGGGTTTGCACCAGCAGCCGAACTTTTACCAGAAATAACCGAAAGATACCTTTCTCTTGCAAAGGATGGAACAACCGATGTGGATGGAAACGTATGGTTTACTGCTGATAATGATGATGCGGCTTCTTATTTCTGGGAATATAACTATTAAATACCTCTTAAATGAACAATAATATAAATACTAATAAGACTTAATGAAAGGCATAAAATATGGCGACTCCGCAACTATCTCCCGGATATATCATTAGAGAAGTTGACCAAACTGTTGGACGGGTAGATAATATTGTTGACAATATTGGAGCAATCGTCGGTCCTTTTAGTATTGGCCCAGTAGAGGAAGCCGTAAATGTTAGAACCGAGCAGGATTTAATTAACGTTTTTGGTAAACCTCAGAATACAGATGCTCAATATGAGTATTGGCTATCTGCGGCTTCTTTTCTCTCTTATGGTGGAACATTAAACGTCATCCGGAGCAATGGTAGTAATTTAGTCAATGCCAACTCTAAGCATGATATTGTTGGTGTTTCAACTGTCGGTCAAGTTGACCTAAAAATTAAGAACTTCCAAGATTACAGTCTCAATCACACTGACGACGTAAAGACATATATTTTTGCAGCCAAGACGCCAGGAGAATGGGCAAATAATCTAAAAGTTGCAATTATTGACGATAAGGCTGATCAAATTCTTACGGTTGGCGCTGCAGCCACTCAAGTTGTTGCCGGATTTGGTATCACTACACCTCTAGTAAATCAGCCATCTGCTGGTATTGGCTCCACGACTCTTTTCAATGGTTATCTCAAGTCAATCGTTACTGGTATTGGAAACAGTACGGTTGATGTAAAAATTGTTTCGGTTGTTGATTCGGCTAACGTTGAAACCAAAGTGAACTATGCAGAACGTGCTCAACTAAGATCATTTTTAGCCACAAACGTCGTTAGGATCATAAACAACAGTGGTGCTAATGTTGCAATCGCAACTGTTACCGATGCCAAGGATTGGTATAATGAGCAGGTGATTCCTCTCACTAACAGTACAATTTACTGGAAGTCTATTGCAGCTAAGCCGTCTACTAATCAATATTCTTTAGATAGAAATAGTAAAAATGATGCAATTCACGTTGTAGTTGTTGACGACACTGGTAACATTACTGGTATTCAAGGTAATTTGCTAGAGAAGCATCTAAATCTTTCCAAGGCTATTGATGCGCGTTCTACTGTAAATGCACCTCAAAGTATTTTCTGGAAGGATTATATTGCAGCTAATTCTGCATATGTTTATGTTGGCGACAATCCTTCAGATAATAGTAACAATGAAACCGTTTATCCAACTGGATTTAGCTCAGGGTTCACAAAACTAACCGTAGCCGAAGGTCTATGGAATGGTCCCACTCAAAGTAAAACTTTCAGCTCTATCGGCAATTCGGTCTTTTCACTTTTAGGTGGTAAAGATTACGGGGCTAATGGTGGAATGCTGCCAACTCTGGCTGAGATTATTTCGGGTTATCAACTATTCTCCAATAAGGATAAGTATCCCCTGGATTATTTGATTATGGGTCCAGGATATATCAATAAGATTGACTCACAGGCCAAGGCAAATCAACTCATTTCACTTGCTAATCAAAGAAAGGATTGTATTGCAACAATTTCTCCACATAGAACCGATGTTGTTGGTCTAACAGACACCGAAGCTCAAACCAATAATGTTATTGAGTTCTTTACCTCACTATCCAGTTCTTCATTCGCAGTGTTTGATTCTGGTTATAAGTATGTCTTTGACCGCTTTAATAATCGTTATCGCTATATTCCATGCAATCCGGATATTGCAGGTCTAATGATCCGTACTAGCATTATTGCTTATCCATGGAACTCCCCCGCTGGACAACAACGTGGAGTTCTTAATGGTGCAATCAATCTAGCATATAGTCCCGATAATAGCCAACGAGATCGCCTATACCCAGCTCGTGTAAATGCTGTTGTAAATCTTCCAGGTTTCGGGCCTACTTTATGGGGAGACAAGACTGCACTTGGATATGCCTCTGCATTTGATAGAATTAATGTTCGTAGACTCTTTCTTACTGTTGAACAAGCTCTTGGCTCTACTGCCAATGCAACTCTATTTGAAAATAATACCGAACAAACCCGCTCAAACTTTATCAATATTGTTGAACCCTACCTAAGAGACATTCAGGCTAAAGGTGGTGTTTATGATTTCCGGGTTATCTGTGATACCAGCAACAATACAGATGCGGTAATTGATAATAACGAGTTCCGGGCTGATATTTATCTAAAACCGGTTAAATCCATCAACTACGTCACTCTTACTTTCGTTGCCACTCGCAATGGAGTAAGCTTTGATGAAGTGATTGGCCGAGCCTGATTTATCAATACAACATTAACACAGAGGTTTAAGAACTAAAATGGCAACACTAAAAACGATTACCGCATTTAAATCCAAACTTGCTGGTGGAGGAGCCCGAGCTAATCTATTTGAGCTTAGCATTCCTGCATTCCCCACTATTGTCCCCGGTTGGGACAATGAAACCTTTACATTTATGGCTAAAGGTGGAGCAATTCCGGCATCTAATGTAAATCCAGTGGATGTCAATTTTAGAGGCAGAATCCTCAAAGTTCCAGGAGACAGAACTTACGATCCTTGGACTGTTACAATTATGAACGACGAAAATTTCAAAATTCGTACTGCATTTGAGGCATGGTCAAATGCAATTAACCGTATGGAAACTGGAACCGGCGTAACTCGGCCAGATTCTTATATGGCAAATGCTATTCACGTTAAACAATTGGGTCGTGGTTATGATACCGGTATTGAATCGTCAACTATTTCTAATGCAACTAGCGGCTCAACTTTTAGACCCATCCGTACATATGTTCTTCATAATGCCTGGCCCTCAAATCTGAGTCCTATTGATTTAA